CCGCTTGTCCCGTAAAGTAGAATGAATTGAGTCCCGGTTCCGCTGCGAACCAAGCAGACCCGCCTTTTAACAAGTTTCGCGCCGGGTTTCCGTTGAGTGTAATTGTCCTCGCGTACAAGTCCACAACTAATACATCGGCTGCTCCCATTGTTGTTGAGAAGTAGAGGAAATCGTTTGTGGTTAAGTTGCCTAAAACAAGGTTGGTAACTGGACCATCTACCGTGATTGTTGGATAAGTTGTTGCCCAACCGCTGTTTACAATGCTTGCTGTTCCGGTCTGAGAACCGCCACCGAAAGTTAAGTCATACACTCGGTTGTAAGTACGTCCTAGAGCGTCCGTAGGGGTCATTAGAGCCGATTGCAGCGTGTCGTCGTAGTAGTTCGGGTCAGGGCAAAAGAATTCGTACTGCGCCCTAATTAAGCCGTATGTGTAATCCGGGTCAATCAATGTCCGGCTCTTGCGTACGCGTGCATTTACGCGCTGTAAAGTGCCTGCCGCTGAAAGTTGAAATTGCAGCGGTGTTGTTCCGGATTGCTGCGGTAGGAGTGCGGCCTGTAACAAGTTGTAATTCGTCTGCGCGCTGTTTGTTCCGTCTCCTGTAATCAACATTTGGATTGTGATGTATCGCCCTGCTAGGAAATCTCTGCCCGAGAACATGCCGTCGAGGTATCCACGGTCTGTGTCTTGGACACGTAAGTCCGGCAGCATCTCTAATCCGTCTACGCCTGTAATCTGATAGGGAGAAGCTGCGCCGCCGAAGACGAAATCATTGAAGGCGAATGAGTAATTGTTTAATGTCGTTACAGTCATTATAGAAGTCCCAACGGTAAGCCGAATCGTATCGCGTTGAGCGCTGAGTTAGCAATGCTTTCAGGGCTTGCGTCGGTGTTGGCATTGATGTTCAAGTTTAGATTGTTTGTATTGCCATTTCGCGCGTCGTCCGGGGAACTGGCAGGCGGCTTTGTGCCACCACCCAAGATACCCTGCGCGTTATCCGCAGCCTTCTTGTTGTACGCATTTTGCGCAGACGCGAGACGCGCGAGCAACGCTTCAATCGCGCCGCCGAGTCCTGCAATTTCAGCACCAATTCCGCTAACGACTGCTTTGACAGGTGCTAATTTATCTTCGAACGCTTTTCTTAATCTTGTAAGTGCGTCGAGCATTGTTTTTTCCGACCGCGCTATGTCCTCGACAAGTTGTTCCTGAGCGTTAGCAAATGCTTCGTCTCTTGTTCTAGCAGCGTTAGCGACAGCCTCGTCGTAACTCTTTTGAGCGTCACCCAATGTCTTTGTATAAGCTTCGTTTTGTGCGGCAGTCTGTTCCTTCAACTTCTTGTCTGCTTCTTCGAGCGCCTTTGCTAACTCGGCATTTGTTTTTTCTAATGCTTCTTTGAATTTTTTCGCTTGGTCTGCTAATGCCATTTGGTACAAGTTGTTTTGTTTTGCTAAGGCTTCGCCCAAATCTCTTTGTGTCTTTGCGTATTCTTGCATGAGTGCTTGCGTGGCTAGTTTGCCTCCGGCGCTCATGCTCTTTGCTAGGTCGGTTACGCCATTGTTAGATACATTTTCTAACTCGCCAAACAGGTCTTGCATTTCTTGGTTTGTCGCTGGAGAACCTTTGAGTAATGCTTCCGCCATTTTATTGCCGGCGTCAGGACCCATTGCCATGACTTGTTCAATGAAAGTCTGAGAGAACCCTGCTCCTGCTAATGCCGAAGCGTTTTCTGCTAACTTCTTAATTGATGTTAGGTGTTCCTTCATCTTGGCGACCAACGCTTCGCCTGATGTGTCGCCTGATTTTTCTAGGTCGCTGAATAGTTTGCCTACATCTGTTTTTGTTGCGTTCGCAAATGCGTCAGTAAGTCGGGAAATAGACTTTTGGACAATGGCCTCTAACTTCTCCGCGTATGAAGCTTGTATGTCTGAAATCTTTTGGAAATGGTTTGCGGTGATGTCTTCTATTGCGGTGTCATTGTCTTGAACGATTTGCCGCATTTTCTCAGCAAAGTTTGCTTTGATTTCAAGAACTGAGTCTGCGTAATCGCTGTCAATCTCTACTAGACGCTTGCTGTGGTTTTCCTCAATCTCTATTTGTTGCTCGGCGTAGCCTTCGTTAAGGTCTTTTAGTCTGTTGTTAAATTGCTTTTGCGCTTCGAGTCGAGATTTTAATTCACGCTTATGCGCCTCAGATACATCTTCTTCGAAATTCTTTTGTATCTCGGCTAATTTTTCTCGTAAATCTTTAAGGTCTTTTGCAGCCTTCTCTTGAATCTTTAGTTGTTTTTTCGCAGCATCTTCTGCTGCTTTTAATGCTCCTGAGTTTACGGTGCTGGAAGTAACTGTTGTACCGCCACCGCTGACGCCGGCAGTTCCAGTAGTCATGGATACGTTGCCCATGCCCTTGAAATTTGATTTTAAGTCAGAAAGGTTTTTACTTGTAATTCTGATTTTGTCTGCTGCGTCTTGCGCGCCTTGCGCAATTCCCTTAGCCCAACCCTGTCCGGGTAATTTAGCAAACAGACCAATGAGTTTGCCTACGCCTTCGATAAGGAGTGCCCACCAATTAAGAATGATTTGAACGCCCTTGATTACAACTTCTCTGAATGTCTCGGATTTCTTCCAAGCCATTACGAACCCTGCTGCTACTAATGCAATCGCCGTCACGATTAGGCCAATCGGGTTTGCGCGCATGACAGCGTTAAGTTTGAGCATTGAAGCTGCTAAACCGTTGGTTGAAGCAATCGAAGCAAGGGTTGCACCTCGCATAAGCGTCTGTACCACGATAAATAATTGTTGAGTGACGTTGACTACGACTAACGCTGCTCTGTAAGCGTAGAAGGCGGCAGCCGCTGTTCCTACAATGATGGCGAGCATTTTTAATGCGTCTGAATTTTCTTTGAAGAACTTGCCTATTGCTGTGAGTACAGGAATTAGTATTTTTAAGATAGTGAGAATCGCTCTGAACGCTGGCATTAGCGCTTCACCGATTGCTACTTTTGCCTCATCAAATTTAGCGGTGAGTTCTCTCATTGTGTTTGCTGTGCCTTCTTGCGTTCTCGCAAAATCGCCCTGCGCCATCTTTGTTTGTTCCATTACCAATGCGTAAGTTACTTGCGCTTTGATTGCTGGATCCATGACGCCCTTGATGTTGCCGAAGCCCATCTCAAATGCTTTGTTTTTTAGGGTTACTTCATTGAGCGCCACACCGAATCGCTTTAACGGTTCAGTCTCGCCTGATAAACCTGAGCGTAATGCGTTTAACGCGTCATCTACATTTGTGTCGTTAAATGAAGCCAAGTCTGACGCTAAGGCCACTAGGCTCGTGGACATCTCTGTCGCTGTGCCTCTTGCTACGCCTAGCGCTTGAAATAAATTGCCGTATGTTCCCGCTGCTGCGAGTGCTGCTCGTTCGGATAGTCCTATTGAACTTGATGCATTTGCGCCGAAATCTAAAACTGTTTGAGCGTTTTCTCCAAACACGACGCCGACTTTAGAAGCTGCTTCCGCCATGTTTGAAGCAGCCATGATTGTCTCTCTACCGAACTGCACAATCTGCGTCGTTGCGAAGGCCACACCTAAAGTAGCCGCCATTGTTTTGGCGGTACCTAGCATCTTTTGCATGCCGGTATCCGCCGTAGCGACGGTGCTGTTCATGCCCTTAATGCTTGCTTCGGCCTGTGCTAACCCGGCTTTTAATTGAGATACATCTGCTGCAATTTGTACGAGGATTGGTGGGATTGCGTTGCTCATGCTATCCCCTTACTGCCTTAATGAATGCTGCTGTGAACACCCGGTTTAACTTGCCGCTGATAATCAGGTCGGTAGCAGCCGGTGCTAGATAAGGGTATTTTACTCCACTCTTCCAACGCGGTGAACCTAATTCCACAGCCCTAGCATACTCTGTGTCTGCTCCGACAACCGCGATGTAATTGCCAAATCCGTATTTCACATCGGTTCTAATTGACCGGCGTAAAGTACCTGTGACTACGTTTGGACCCGGACCGGTTCCGGGAATGTGTCGTTGCCCTCTTGGGTGACTTCCTGTGTTTGCATTCTTTTGTGCTTGACGTTGAATTTCGAAACCGGCCGTAGCGATTGCTGTTTGCGCTGCGTTTTCTAATCTGTCCTCTTGAACTTCTAGCCCGGCAAGCACATCAGAAAGGTTGCGTATGATGACTGCTGCCATTATTACAACCTCTCTGCTTTTACTTCCTCCACCGTTGCTGCAATGGCCACGAGCCAGTCAGCCAAATTGGCTGGTAACTCATCTACTTGGCTTGGTGTCCAACCAAACCTATCTGCCATTGTAAAGTAGAACCATTGCTGGTCAGGGTATTCAAAATCGTCGTGCCGGTGTCCGCCTTCAAGCAACCATTTTAGCCGTTGGAGTTGGCGATAGGCGCTTTTGGGTCTGACTCGTTTTGTTCCGAAGCTGTGAGAGTTGGGAACAATTCCTTTTGTGCGTCTTTTGTCTGCTCCACCAAGTAGTCGTAATCTCTCATTTCCAATTCGTCTAGCGTCTCCAATTTAATTGAAGGGATAAGCAAATCGAATGACCAATCCTCAATCAGCATTGCCAGTAGTGCGTCGCCAAGTGCTAATGCCTTTGATAGGTCTCCGCCTTCGGCTGTGTCTGCTGTTCTCATTACCTTCTTGCGGTCTTTAACTCGCAGGGTTGAAGGGTCTTTGAGAGTTACTGTTGCGCCGGTTGGTAGTGTTATTTTCTTTGACATTTTTGCCTCCATGTTTGTTTGCCTTCCTGTAATCGTACTAGATAGAGCATCGGGGTGAGGGATTGCGGGAAGGCGTTCGCAATCAACCTTACACCCCGATGCTTGGAACTGTTATGCGTAGGTGCCGGAAGGCTTTGCGTTCTGGAGTACCCACTTAATGTTGCTGAAACCGGCTGTTGAACCGGCGTCAGTTGTATTTCCCTGTGCGTTGATGTCCACAGAAACCTGCACGAAGTCTTGACCGCGCTCAATCACCGCTGCTGTGTAAGCACCCTTTGTGATTGTTGCTTGAATCTGAACTGCTGCTGCTCCTGTGCCGTATGCCCAGTTGAGAACAATCGCCGGTTGCGTATTAGACAAGTAGCGAGTTAATTCTGTGTTGTCCTCCATGATGAAGGTGATTTTTCCTGTTGTCTCTAGTGGACCGAGGAACACGCTGAAAGGGTTTTGCGTTTGTGAGATACCGTAAACAGGTGTCACAGCGCGCTTCATTTCAATGCTTCCGTCCATTGATGTTGAGACGGTAGCGCCGCCAATGCTTACTGTTCCTTGCCAAACTGGAGTAGGCAAGATAGTTGAGAATGATGGTGTCGGTGTTGCTGCTGACGCTGACGCGAAGCCTGTTGTCTTTGTGTCGTACTGGAGCAATCCGTCTGCGCTGAACTTCAATGAGAAATCTGAGAACTGGCAGCCCGGGTATGCGCGTACTGCTGCTGCGTAGAAGTCAGTCAATGTGTATGAGATTGGCTGGTCATCTGCTGCTGCAACTGCGCTGTTTTTCAATGAGATTGTGTGTGTGAATGGTGCAGAAGCTCCTGTCGTTGCGACAGAACCTAGCAATCCTGCTAGTGAGTAACCAACTGTGTCAGCGAATACTGCGCCGCCGAAGTCGAAAGTTGAACGAGTGCGTCCGGGAATGTAGTTGTAATTCACTACATTTGAGCCACGCAATCCTGTGTCGTAGAGCGGGTCAATAATGTCGGCAGGCTTAATGCTGTCCTTCATTACAGGAATAAAATCTGTTGGAGTTACTGCTGTACCTTTGGTAACTTCTTTAGCGATACCTAAGTACGAGCGTACGGATTGTTGTACTGACATTACTTCACCTCTTTTACGGTTGAGTCAGACGCGGCTGACGGTGCTGTTGTTTCGGTTGATGGTGCTGTTACTTTTGCTTTCGCGTCGTCGTGTGACTCTCCGGCTTTTAGAGTTACGCCAAGCGTAGGATAGACACGCTCGTCGTGACCTTCATTTTTGATTATCATGCTGCTCCTATGCTTGAATCATTTCTGTTACGTCGAATTGTATCTCAGCGAAGGTCTCCGTCGCACCGCCTTCGCTTGTTGCCGGCTCTCCGTATGTAGTGTTGATTGCCGGCTCTGCTCCCTGCCAAACTAGCGTGCCTGTTGCGTCGCCGAAATTGTGGTCTGCTCTTAGGCGCGCCTTGATTGAATCTATAAGCGTGTCGAATGCTGTCATTGCTGCTTCCGCGTTGCGCTCCATTGAGTGCTGGTAAACCTGCAAGATGACTGAGTAATCTACTCTTTTCCAACCGTTAGTCGCTCCGCCGATTGCTAGACGGTTTTCGCGCTCGCTTTGTATAAAGATAACTACCGCTGCTCTGCTTAACTGGCCTGCTTGGGAATTGACTTGGTAGTTAATGCGCTTCGGGAAGCTTGTAAAGACCTGATTGAGTCCGGTGATGTTCCCGGTGCTTAACCATGTGTATAAGGTAGCGCGTACGCCGGTGCGCCCTGCCATTAGCGAATCCGTCGGTAGAGGCTAAGCATTTCTAGGGCAATCGCCATTTCGCTGCCGTACCTTGTTGCTCCGTTTACATTGCCATTTGGCTGTGTCGTTACATTCATGGTCAGCGAGTTGTCTCCGCGTACCTTTATGAAGGCCGTAGTGACGAGTATGCAAGCTTCTTTAATTGTTTGAGGTAAATTGCCTATGGAAACTGTGTTTGCGTGCGTATAGGCCAACGGAGCGGTTAATGGAACCGTTGTAGAACCGTAGGTGTAGTTGCTTGCTACGGTTACGCGCTCGCTGCTCGCTCCGTCGTAAATCCGTAGTTTCATTCCTGCCACAATTCCGTCTGCAGTCTGAACTGTGAGGGTACTCTGCGTTGCTGTTGCTGTTGCTATGAGGCTGTTTACATAGCCGGAGGTGTAATTGTAGGTTACGAAGATTTGCTGTCTTGGTGCTGCTCCTCCGCCGAAGCCGAGCGCTCCCTGTGATGAGTAATTTAATGACAACTGGGACAAGGGGATAATCATTTGCTGGTTTTCAAACCACGCTTTTGACGGGTCGCTTAGCACGACTAGGCTATTTGGGTCTGTTCCATAGGACAAGCTTTGTAAGGAAATAATCGGGTTATTGTTCGGGTGGATTGCGAGGAATCCGTTTGCCGTCATTCTTGTCCGTTGATTTTCAACCTGAGTCGAGGCATTGAGGTTTTGGTTCAGGTATTCGTCCATGAAACTTGACGCGCGCAGAATGACGTTTGCTAACTCTGCGTCTTGCGCTGCTGCATTTCCTCCGACTACTAGATTGTCAAAGTCAATCGCTGTCGGTGCGTTTTTGTATTCGGTGACGGTGATGTAAGGATTTTCAAAGAACGGTTGCTGCGTCGTTACTCCGGTCGCCATGTTTAATCTCCGTCTGTTTTAATCCCGTTGCCGTTATCGTGACCGCATCGGCTGCACATCTTGAACCAACTGCCGAAGCCGCACTCTACGCAAGTGTATCCAAGATTTTCGTTATTAGTTGTTGCTCCCATTAGGGAAGCTTCTATAAATCCTTCGGCCTTCATTGCCTTCGCGTCGCTGTTGCTTACTGTGTAAATGCCTTGCTTATTTGGTGCGTAAAGTCTGTTGCCTATTTGTGTTTCGCGTACACCTTTGTCCGGTGCGACCATTCTCTTTGCCATGCTGCCCCCTTGTTTAGTAAAGAAGAGGGAGCGCTCGCGTGGAACGCTCCCCCTCCTGCCTTACTCGTTATGCAGAAACAATACCTGAGACTGCGCCGTTCCATGCTGGAGCGGTGCAGAAGAATGTTCCACGGAAGTAAGTTGAGAATTCGTAAGCGAACTGTGTTACAGGCCATTGAATACCCATGTAATCCTGAACCATGAAGTTGCTCCATACATCGGAGACCTCTGTGTCTGGGATTGGAAGTGTGAATGACAGAACCGGTGATACACCCTGTGGTAACCATGGGTGTACTTCTAGGTCTACTGACTTTCCTGTTACTTCATTCTGCAATCCTGTCACGATGGAACCGTATGTTGTTCCGCCTTGTCCTGGATTGTCGATTGTTAGACGGTAGTTCGCTGTTGAGCCGCTCTTGATTGCGTCTGAGAGTTGCTTACGGTCGTTACCGTTTAGAAGTACTAGGTCAGGGTCAGCCTTTACTGCGTCGTAAAGACCTGCAAACACAGTCTGGTATTCCGCGCCCGGGTTAGAGGTTGAGAATGTGCTGTTGATTGCGTTGTTGAATCCGCTGTTTGCGCCAAGAACTGTTGGAAGAATTCCGTCGTATCCTGTTGCGTATGCAGATGTGTCAGCGCTCGCGCGTGAAGCTGCGGCACCTGATGTTGAGAACGGTGCTGTGTTGCCTGTGCGCTGGATTGAAGTTGTTCCCTGAACTGTGAATGTGCCTGTTCCCTTTAGGGTACCGACATACTTCAAGTTTGCTGCGCCTGTTGCTGTTCCAACATAAATGTTGTAACCAAGTGCGCCTGCAACCGCTGTTGAGACTGCGACTGTTAGTACATCGCCTGACGCAACTGCTGTTGATGCTTCTGTTCCGAGGATTGACTCACCGAAACCTGAACCTGAAATACCTGCGTCTGCTGTTACGTTGACGTAGTAAGTGTTTGCTGCTAGTGCTGTCTGTGAACCTGACGCTACTGGAGAAGCAAGAGCGAATGTTGGTGCTGTTAATGCGCCTGAGTATCCGCTTGCTGTTCCGCGTGCCATAAGCATCATGCGCTCTTCCATCAACATTGTTGCGTAGAGAGTTGATGTAGATGACAACTGGCGTAGGTCTTGGTAGCCCATACCTGAGAAGTTTGCATCGAATGAAACTGCGTCAGATAGTGAGTATGAGTTGTAAGGAAGAATCAAATCGTCTGCGGCGTAGGAAATCTTTGGACCACGCTCGAAGTTGATTGAACCGAATGCTGTTGTTGTGCTTTCGGTGATTCCCGGCCATGTGTTTCCAACTCCGCCTGTACCTGTACCTGTGTATCCAAGAATGCGCTTGACACGGTGTGATGTGCCGACGCCCTTCTTGCGTGGGATACGGTTGCGTAGAGGTGTTGGACGTGGTGTTAGAAGCTTCGCAGGTGCTTCTAGGTCGAAGGCTGCGAATGCTGTTGAAAGTGGAGATGTAAGTGTGATGTCCTTCTGAATGTCCTGCATCGCTGTGCGCTGTGAGGCTAGAGCGTTGTTAAGACCAGCAAGCGCGTCACCTGTTAGTGACTTGTTTGCTACGAGTGCTTCGATTGCTGAGACTGGGTCTGCGGCTGGAGCAAGTCCGGGTACAGATGAAGCGTTTGAAAGAGACTTACCGAGTGAGTCGGTGTACTCCTCCATGCGCTTTGCTGCTTCTACCGGTGTTGCGTCGCCGAAGAGGTCTTTAGCGCGTGGCATTTCGGCCATGTGCGGTATTCCTTTCGGTTAGTTGGATTCGCTAGAGGCTGCTGACTTCTTGAGGAACTCCTCGTAAAGTGCTTTGTAGCCCTTTGCTAAATCCGGGTCGGTTGTTGCGTCTGCTTTAGCCTTGTATGTGGCTGCCTTGACCAATAGGTCGTTTGACGCGTGGTCTATTGGCTTGATAGTCCGCTTTGGACCACCGGCTACCGCGAGTGACTTTGCAGCCGCTAACTCAGTCTCCAAACCTACTGCCTTTTCTGACGCAGCCTCTTTTGCTGCGAGTAGATTGGCAATCTCTACGGTAAGGGATTTCGTTGCGCTCTTTACTGCTTCCTCCACGATGGCTTTGATTTCTTCCTCTACATTTTCAGTAGTGGAATCTTCTTTTGAAGCTGCGTCATCGGCTTCTTCCGCCGGCGCTGCTTCTTCGGTAACTGGTAATTCTTGCTCTTCTAATTCTGTTTCAGTTGCTTCCGCACTCTTTGGAGTCTCGCTTGGAGATACCATAACCGCAGTAGATACATTGGAACCATCAGGAAGTTTATCCATGCCATGTGTCTGCCCCGGTTGATTGCAGCCACATTCCAAACACTTCTCGACATCTGCGCTCTTTTCTGCGTCTTCTTTTGCGCCCATGTACTTATCGCACATTGCCTTGATGGTTTCATCGTCCATGCCTGCTTCTTTGCAGCGAGCCTTGTATTCCTTTTCTGTCTCGCCCTTCATCGGCTTTAATTCTTTGTCTTTTCCTGCTGCTAATTCGATTGTCTCTTCTTCCATGACTTCTCCCTCTGCCTTTTCGCCCTCGTACCAAGCGAATAGATGATGTACTGCGGCTAGTAAGTGTGAGAGAGACATTTCTTCGTTATTACCCTCTGTGTCCATCTCGTTTGCTTCTACGACAATGAGTTGCGCTAGTGCTGTGCGTGCGTCTTCGTAAAGTTTTTTATCGTACTTGACTGTGTCGCCGGTTGCTAGCGACTTTGCTGTGTTTACGATTTCTAGCGCTGTTGTCATGTCGTACTCCTCTTGTTTGCCTTGTAATTGTACAGACTTTTCGGTCTTGCGCTTGTACTTTCCGCCGCGCTTCTTGTACTCACGGACGACCCAAGCGTTTGCTACCGCAGATGGGTAGACGTCGAACTTCTCTTTTGCCTCTGCCTTTACTCGGTTGTACAAATCCTTGTCAGACGGTTCGGACTTCTCTCCGCCTTCGTTGATTGACGCGTAGTCCGGCTTCTTGTCTGCCTTCTCAATCAATTCTTCTACTTTCCAAATGCCCTTGTTTGCGTCATCGCTCTTGGCAAGCACAAGCTGGCAATTCGGGTTTGCTGGTCGGTCTACTAGGCTGACTTCTACAATCTGCCCATCAATAATTCTGCCGTTTGCTGCCTTCTCGTCACGCACAATGCGCGGACCTTTAATTCCAATGCTGAATCCTTTGAGAACTCCGGTGTCTACCTTCTTGACGCTGATTGGGTCTACGACGAGTGCGTGAATGTAATGCCCGTCTGCCTTCTTCTCGTATTCCTTTGCTACGCCTGCTGCAATGTTGCTGTGCTGCTCTCTGATGTTGCCGCCGCTCTTGAACCAATCAGGCATTGCGCTGTCGAGCCATGTAGGGTCACAGATTTGCTGGTCAATGTCAATGGAGTCATCGGTCGCTTTGCCGTAAACCATCATTGTTCCATCTGCATTCTTGTCAGACTTTACAATCTGGAAGAATGCTGTTGTTAAATCGTTCACGGTTGATTTCTCCTTAGTTTCATTTTCTCTTAGTATTCTTTTAGCCCAAGACCAGCCTGCGTCTCCGCCCCATAGTAACCAAGCGATGTAGCCGGCGCTGTCTTTGCCCCAGCCTTCACCCTTCTTGTCTACTTCGTGACGTGCGAAGTATGAGTTCATGCGTTTAATCGTGTCTAATGATAGCGCCGCTCCGTTAGATAAATCTCTTGCGCGTGCTACGCCGACTTCGGTTCCGCCTCTGTTGTACTTCTTGCGTAATTCCAATCCGCGCTTAGCGTTATTGCGTACTTCCTGCGGTGGTACATGGCCGGCACTCTTGTTTGCTTCCGGCTCGTTGATGTATAGCGCTGCTAACTGCTTTTCTGCTGCTTCTTTTGTTTTGTGACACCCCATGACAGTTCCGTCGCTGTCTTTAACAACAGGAAATCCCGAGCAACCGCTCGTTCCTTCTTTGCCAATGTGGTATGGCATGATTACGCTGAGAAAGTCACAATACAAGCTCCGTCGGCTGTTTGAGCCGCAGAGATTGCGTAAATCTTGTCGCCACCGTTGAGCCACAACTGGAATGAACTTGTTGCGCTCATTGGTCGTCCGATTGTTGCTCCGCTTGTTGTAATGCTTTCATCGCCGATGTAAATAGGAGATGAGTGATTGTTGTAAATCTGCACCGCGATGTTGCGCCCCATGCTTGGAGGTAATGAAGCGATTAGGGTTGCTGTTGTTTGAACCTGACTGTTGATGTGTTGTAGCGCCATTATGACTCCTCTGATTGTTCGGTAATTGTACCCTGTGTATCCGGTCTTTCGTCTGCCTGCTCCGGTATGCGGTTAATCCAGACTATGCCTTTGCCGTCGTCTACGAATCTGTCTTTACTCATTTAACTACCCTCACTTTAATCTGTCGTATAAATCTGTCGTCAATTTCTATTTCTTGTTTGGATACTATCTCGAATTTTGTGCCGGCGGGTAGAAGCCACTCGTATTCTTTTAACGCCTTTTCTACGTCGATAACTTCTTCAATCGCTAACCCCTTTGTGCCGACTGGGTTGATAACCACTAATTGTGTCTTGCCCCCGAACTCTTTTGCTGTCGCCTTACTGGTAGTCGTCGAGACGAACCCTTTGTCTTGGAACACGCTGCCCGGCGCTGACTCCCACACTTCATCTGCAAACTTTCCTGAAAGACCGCGTAAGGTGACAAACTCTTCCGTGATTGGCTGCGTTGCTTGGATTGTGTTTTGTACCCGGGCGATTCTCTCGTTGTAAATTCTCAGGATACGCTCGTTTTCGATTGGGTCTAGCCCTAACTTAAAGACACCTTCGCCCTCGCGTAGGTAGCCGTTAATGCGCATGTAGTCAATTCCCTTATAGGAATGCAGCGCTCGGGAATCTTCGAAAGACAGTTCGCCTATGTCGATTGCCTGCTCTTTTCCTAGAGCCTTCAAATCTTTGCCTGTTAGGTATCTGTCTTTTGCCGGCGCTGCTGGTACCGCTGCTCCCTCTGCTGGTAGTAGGTTCATGCCTCCGGTCGGTTCCGCGTAGAAGCTGTCATCTAGGTATGGCAGTAACGCGCAGCGGCAGTTCGGGTGTACCGGCGGTTGCGTGTTTCCGCTTCTGAATGTTCCGCCGACTGGTACAACTTGTCCTTCGTTCGGTGCGCAGATGTCACATGGCATTGCGCCGCTCCACTCCATCTTTTCTAGCCCGAACCGCTGGTAATTCTGTATTGTCGCCATGCTTACTGCGCGGTTTTGTTCCGTGATTGCGATAGTCAGCGCTCGCGCCGGGTCGCCAATCTTCGCCGCTATTACCTTTGCTGCTCTGCCCGGTGAGAAGCCTGCCGCTATTGAGTCTGACAAGGCTGTTCCGATTCTGTCGTATCCGGCTTTCGCTATTGTCTTGCTTACAATCCCCGCGTTATCGAGTATCTGCTTGAACGCTCCTGTCGGTCTGAACAACAATGAAGCTGCGCGGTTACCCGGCTTCCAGTTTGCCCAGTCTATGTATTCGTCTGCCTTTGTGAGCGCGGCTTTGTTGAATTCCTTTTCCGCTCTGTTGAACGCTTCTTCGCTGGAATCTAATCCGAGGAGGAATCCGTCTGCGTAAATCTTTATGAGCGCTGCTTCGATTGGTTCCGGGTCAATCTTTACATGCAGCATCGCCCATGCTCGCGCGCGTGCGCGGTCTTGCGCATTGTTATCCGTTACATACGGTTGCGTGTCTTGGTACGCCTCGTAGATTGACTGCGGGTTAATGCTTGCCCGTAGTGCTGCGCGCATTGGTACCGAGTTTTTCGCCGC